TGTTTCTGTTGTTGTTGTGCCTTGCACAACCTGTAAAACTTTACCACCACCTGAAGCCGTAGCCCACTTCAATCCAGTAGCCTCCGCACTATCCGCTACGATACTTACGCAATGGGATTGTGCTAAGCCTAGGCACAATTGCTAACGATTGTGCTCCCTAGGATTATGCCTAGACAAAGAACATTCGCAGATATAGGATGCTTTTACTATGGAACAAATACCGCTAGAAATAATCAAAGAAAAACTCAAGAATAGATACGAAACTCAGGGCTTCTCTGATGCTCTATTTCGTAACGATTTCAACTTAATACTTCGCCTAGGTATTCATCCGCAGGTGGCAACTACTGAGGATTTGCAACGGCTAGTTATGACCGTGAAAGCAGCCTCTACTAAAGGAACCTACGCAGCAAGAGTTCGCAGCATCTTTAAGGCTCTGCGCAAAATGGGCGTGATAGATAATATGGCTGATCTTGATCTGCCAGCAGTTCGCAAGGGGCGAGGTTTACCTCATCCATTAACACCAGGTGAGGCTGAACTAGTTATGAGTAAGGCTGATCTACCAATGAGAGATTGGTTTATTATTGGCTGTAAGGCTGGCCTGCGAGCGATGGAAGTTGCAAACCTTCGTGGGGTTGATTTAGAAAAAGTTGATGATGGACACATTCTTAGAGTTGCTGGCAAAGGTGGAACTGATCTATCTGTACCAGTAGCCCAGATAGTGGCACAAACAATTTTAAAGCACGAAACCCCAGGAAAGATTTGGTCGGTTACTCCAAATAGATTAACTAAATTGTGTTCTGAGGAAATGAAGCGCTTAGGTATTCCTAAAAAAACCTTTCACGCCTGCCGCCATTACTTTGCAACCAATATGCTTGAGCGATCAAATGGTGATTTATTAGCCGTTAGAGATTTAATGAGGCACTCATCGGTTGCAACCACTCAAGTTTATACGCAACTCGCTAGCGGTAGAACCCGATCTTTAGTGAACCTGTTGTAAATTATGCTGCTATTTGATTTTCCAGATGTAACAAAAAGCATTGATGAAGCCGTTGATGCTATTGAGGATTCGGGGCTTATTTAAAGGAGAGTAATGGCTATATCAAAACAACTTCTAGTAAACTCAACTGCTGAAATCTTAGTTGAATCTTATGGGGAGAATCGCCGAGTTCTTTTAACTAATAGCAATGATCATCCTTGCTATCTTGGTGGGCCTGGAGTTACTAGCAGTACAGGTTTAGAATTTCCAAAAGCAACTAGCCTTGAACTAGTAATTCCTATAAAGAGTGTTATTTATGCCGCAACCAGTGGTGCTAATACCACCACTGTTTCAGTTTTGTATATGGTGCCATAATATGAGCGCTAACGAATGGGCCGCGATCTGCGTTGCGCTTGGAACTTTAATTGGATTTTTAGTAACAGGGGTAAGATTCTTAGTTAAAAGTTATCTTTCTGAACTTAAACCTAATGGCGGCAGCAGCGTAAAAGATAAAATTAATGAAATTAACCAGCAAGTTGAACGGCTAGAAGCCAGGGTTGATGAAATTTACAGGTTGTTAATTAAAAGATAGGGGGAGTAAATGAGCCAAAGAAAAAAGTTTATTGAGGTTGCTAAGGCTGAGGTTGGTTACATAGAAGGCCCTAAAGATAATGAAACCAAGTATGGCGCCTTTACTAAAGTTAATTTTGCGCCTTGGTGTGGTTCTTTTGTTATGTGGTGTGCAGCGCAGGTGGGGCTTAAAATTCCTAATGTAGTTTCAACCAAAGCAGGTGCAGATGCTTTTATTAAAAATAAAAAATGGCAAGATGCTGAGGTGGCTACTGCGCTACCTGGTGATTTGGCCTTCTTTGATTTTCCTGGTGATGGTGTTGACCGCATCTCCCATATCGGAATAGTAATCCGCGATAATGGTGATGGCACGGTAACTACTGTTGAGGGTAATACGGCAGCCGATAAAAAAGGCGATCAGCGCAACGGAGGCGAGTGTTGCCTCAAGGTTCGCGCCTATAAAAAGAAAAATCGTGGTAAGTTAAAACCATCTTTGCCAGTATTCATCGTAGGATTTGGCAAACCTACATTCAAAGAATAGGAACCTAATGAGTAAATTAATCGCTAAACTGAAAGACCCTAAAACAATTGCTGCTTTTAAATCTTATGCAAGAGCAGTTTTAGCATCAGCCGTAACTATGGCAATTGCACTCGCTGCTGATCTTGCTCCTCAATATGCAATTTTAATCGGTGGCGTAACTGGCCCTCTTGCAAAATGGGCAGATAAAACAGAGCGCGAATACGGCGTAGGCTCAAACTAGCCAATGAATCGGGGGAAAATTTTAGATGAGGCTAAAGCACTCACTTACACTAACAGGCAAGATGATTATGGAACGCCTACTATTAACTTTAATCGTATTAGTGGGCTGTTATCTGCTTATCTTGAGCGCGAAGTAACACCTGAACAAAGCGCTATGATTTGCGCACTAATCAAAGTTGCAAGATCAATGGAAGCCTATAAAGATGATAACTACATTGATGGCGCTGCTTATTTTGCAATAGCGGGGGAGTTGGCAAATGGTAGAAAGTGATCTAATAGTTATTATTCCAACTAGGGGGCGGCCTGATAATGCTGTTGCCTTAGAGCAAGCATTTGTAGATACAAATACGACGGCTAAAAGAGTTTATGTAGTTGATTTTAATGATGAGTTAAGAAAAGAATACTCATATAAATTACCTGTTGAATCTGTAATTATGATTCACAATGAAACTAAAGGGATGGCTTATCCTTTAAATTATGTAGCAAGAGAGTTTCTAGGTGAGTTTGATAACTTCGCATTTATGGGAGATGATCACCGCCCAAGAACTGCTAACTGGGATCAGTTATTTGTTGAGGAACTTTATTCAGGCTCAGATATTGTTTATGGAAATGATTTATTCCAAGGCTCAGCCCTACCAACTGCCGTTGCTATGTCTAGTCAAATTGTAAAAGAGTTACGCGGAATGGTGCCTGATACTCAGCGCCATTTATACCTAGATAACTTCTGGCTAAAACTAGGGCAAGATTTAGGCAAGATTAAATATATGCCTGAAGTAATAATTGAACACTGCCACGCCTTTAATGGCAAGGCGCCGATGGATGAGAATTATGCCAGGGTAAATGCTCCTGAAGTTTATGCAGCCGATAAAGTTGCTTATGATAATTATATTGCAAGTGATCAGTATCAAAGCCTACTTTCTAAAATCAAATGAAAATCCTGATAACAGGTGATGAAGGTTTTGTAGGTAAAGCATTTCATAAAGCGCTAGATAAGAAAAGTAATGATGTAGTTGGCTTTGATATTAAATCAGGCACTGATGCTCGCAAATTCTTTGCAACCGATGATACTTATTTTGATGTAGTAATTCATCTGGCCGCCGTTGTCGGGGGCCGCGCCACCATCGAGGGGAACCCTTTGGCGGTTGCCACCGACCTTGCGATTGATTCAGACCTTTTCCAATGGGCGCTGAGAACTCGCCCTGGGCGAATAGTTTATTTCTCATCCTCTGCTGCTTATCCAATAATGCTTCAGCGAGCAAGATTTAAAGCCAGGTTAAGTGAGCAAGATATAAATTTAGAACATATCAGAACACCTGATCAAACTTATGGCTGGAGTAAATTAACTGGCGAAATGCTAGCGCAGTACGCTAGAGATGAAGGTTTGAAGGTAACGATCCTTCGCCCATTTTCAGGTTATAGCGGTGAGCAATCTTTAGATTATCCATTCCCATCTTTTATTGCTAGGGCTAGGCAGAAAGTAAATCCTTTTCCCGTTTGGGGAACTGGTAATCAGGTAAGAGATTTTGTACATATTGATGATGTAGTTCAAGCAACTTTTGCAGCCATAATTAATGGCGTTGAAGTTATGAATATCTGCTCTGGTAGGGCAACCTCTTTTATTGAATTAGCGGAAATGATGATGCTTGCTGCTGGTTACTTAGCACCAATACAAAGTAATCCAACTGCGCCAGTTGGCGTTGAGTATCGTGTCGGTAATCCAAGATTTATGAATTTAATATATGAACCCAAGATTTCCTTAGAGCAGGGTATAGCGCAAGCGCTAGCCCAATAAAAAATCCCTACCTCGCCAGCCGTCGGCGGAGGTAGGGATTTTTTTGTGTTTAATTATTTATTAAAGTATCCACACTTCTTTGAACTCTAGTTGTTGCATCATCAACTAAAATTCCATTTCTGTAAATATCGTAAAGATGCGCTTCCTTATTCCAAACTTCAGTGTAATCATTTGATAACCAATCCCACGCTTTATCTTTATTATTTATCATGGTTGATTTCCAAATCTCGCCATCGAAATAAGTTACATCACTTGCCTCATCAACAAAATCTAAAGCCAATCTTTGCTTTAAATCTATTGGTGATTCTTTAAGTATTTCTACTCGGTTATCTGAAAGATTTTTTACAATAAGTAAACCTTCAGCATCGCCAATTTGTCCATCCTTTGTTATGTATATTGCTTTATTCATTTAGTGCCTTCCTTTTCTATTGAGGAGTTTCCTCAATGCTATAAGTGTATAGACAAATACTAGATTATCAAGCATCTAGCCCAATAAATCCTTCGGTGTATTTATCTGCGCCACCGCCCGCTTAGCCTGGCTCTGATAGCCCAGATTAAGCATCCAAGGCGGAACTGGGCGCAACGGGCGTTGGCGGCTGAGGCAAACCACGCCCAAGGCAAACCAGCCCCCAATGAAGCCCAGAATTGCCCAAGGCAGCGCTCTCCTGCCCTTGCCGACGGCGGCCAGCACGGTCAAAACCATCCAAAGGATTCTCACTTGATGTAATCCTTTAAATAATCATTGATAACCTCAGAGGCGGTTTTGCCCTCTGCTGCTGCCTTGCTTCTAACTTTGTTCCAAATTGCATCTGCAATTCTTACTGATCTTTGCGGCTTAATTGGCATTACTCTCCTAATAGTGTTTTTAGATGTGGATTTAGAACTTTCATACTGGTATAGATAGCCCTGCTCATTTCATCAGGATCGCTGCTATTGCTAGCAGTAATTAGAACCTCGGCTGAGGCAAGCATATCCATTTGCATTTCTGTAAATATTGCTTTCATTGCGCCCATAGTTTCACCTCCCTGCCATCAACATATTGGAATGTAAAACATCGCACTTAGGACAAACTAGGCACTGAAACTGCTCGCCATTATCGTATTGATACCAGCGACCAACTAAGTTAGCGCTAGGTTTTTCACACATTACACAGTTTTTCATTTTACTTACCTTCCTTTAGGTAGCAACTATCCATTGAGCCGAAGCAGTAGCCGTCGGCGGTGTAGTTAATGTGAGTTGCCAAGAAATAAATCAAGGCCAGCGATAGTAGCCAGAAACTTATCCTGGCTACTTTGCGAACTTTGTAGTAGTTGTTAGAGCGTTGCATTAGTTTGCACCTACTAATTGTTCTGATTGTAGTTTTGTAAACTCTTGATTGTAAGCAATAAACAAATGACCAAATTTGCCATCAAAAGAATTACGATAAATTATTTGATTTCTGTAATCATTACCAGGCTTACCATTTTTTAAAACAGAAACCAATCTTACCTCAGCGCAAGGGGCTGCTTTTAACATTTCTAATTTGTATTCAGTTGCATCTGAAGTCCAATCTTTATTGATGCTTGCAGATATAACAAAATATTTTTTGTTATTTATTTCTACAATTAATTGATCTTGCCAAACAGACCAAGAATCGTAGATACTAATGTTGTAGCAAGTTATTACTGATTTATTGCTTGTTACTTCTAACATTTGGTGCCTTCCTTTTTGTGGGCTACCTGATGCAACCCATTAAGATAAATGTATAGACACTTGGCTATCTGGTCAAGTACCTACAAAACTTATATTCGGCGTGTCGCGACACTTTACCCTTCCAATGTCGGTGATCTATGCGACACTTACGCCCACGCCTAATACTGGGCGCTAAAAGGGGGTAAGGAATGGAAATAGCAATAGTTATAGGTGCAGCCCTAGCAGGGCTAATTGGAGCCTACTTTGCAACGGGGGCTACCAATGGAACTGATGATTGGGCAGGCCAGGTTAAAAAGGCAGAGCGAAGCCGTGCCAAAATGAAAAAGGCGCTAAGCAAATGAACCAAACTTGGAGTGAAATTTTTAGAATCTTTGTTGGCAACGATGGTTCTTACAATCTCTACTTAGAGGAGCAGGAAGCCTGCGTTAATCTAGTTGAGAACTTGGCAGATGAAATTGATATAACCGATTTTGCCGAAATGAAAAAGGCAAGTAGCGCTGATTTTTCAGATGCTAATGCAGCCGTTCGCCTAGATAACATTCGCAAGAATCTGCCAGATATGGCATTAAAGATTGCAAAGTTATCCGAGCGCGAGTTGCTTGATCTAGCCCAGGAGATAATCCAGGTAGTTCAAGATAAAAATAAAGTTAGATTGGAAATTGTAAAATAAATGGCTAATCCAAATGGTAGGAAAGGTGCTGCTTTTGAAACAGCAGTTCTAAAATTCTTTCGCGCTGCTGGTGTCGTAGCGGAGCGATTGACCAAGGCGGGCGCTAGAGATGAAGGCGATTTAGTTGTAATTATTTCAGGTGCCACCTATATTTTAGAACTTAAGAATCGAAAGAAGTTAGACCTACCTACCTTTTGGGATGAAGCAGTTGCCGAGGCCGAGAATTATTCAAGAGCGCGGAATTTAGATTTTATACCGCCTGCTTATGTAATTGTAAAACGGCGTAATGCTGGCATAAATAAATCTTGGGTAATTCAAGATTTAGATCAATGGCTCTCTAGTAAATGAGTGAAATTGAATCCCTACAAAATTCCCCTAGATTTCCAAATGCGCTCTGCGCAAAATTGGATGATAAGAATTACTTTTTCCCTGATGGAAAAGTTCAAGAGGCAGAGCGCCTCCCTGACCTGCAAGCAATTTGCAGCGTTTGTTTACATAGAGAGGAATGTGCGGAATACGCTATCAAGGAGAAAATCCCATTCGGCATTTGGGGCGGAACCACTTTAGCAATGCGCAAGAGGTTGTTTAAACAACATTTTGTAATTGTTGAACGCAAAGGTAACGCCAAGTTTGTAAGAAAAATGCACGATGAAGGTTGTACTCCCGAACACATAGCATCCTATCTAAGAGTGAATCTGCCTTATGTAAAGGAGATGATTCGCCGTTATGAAAAGATGAAAATGAAAGGAGCAATCCAATCAAACCTGAATATAGAAAAGTTACCGCAAGAATTGCGCTCATCATCGGGGTTAGTGCAATGACTTCTTTAGCGATTAGTGCAGTAAATCCTCAAGTGGCAACCCCAATTGAGAAAAAACTGCTGATTGAGCAAGTTGATGCCAGGGAACTGGCAAAAGAGTTGCTTGATGCTAAAGATTTTAAATGTTGGGATCAACTAATGACTAAAGAAAGCCATTGGGCAGATCGCAAAAATCCAGTTAGTTCGGCTGAAGGAGTTGGCCAATTACTAGATGGAACTATGGATAACCTTGGAATGAAACGATCTGAGGCTCCAGCAGCACAAATGATTGCAGCCCTTGCCTATCTTGGGCGGCATTATGGTTCAGGTGGAGCCTGCTCTGCCTGGAAACATTGGCAAAAACACAAATACTGGTAAAAAATAAGGGGGTAACACAGTGAGTGTAGAAATAGAAAAAGGCGTTGTTGATTTTGATAGCAATGCCGTTGCTTGGCTAGAGAATTACAAAAATGCTCTAGCCAAGATCAAAGAATGGCAAGAGGTTGCAGATGTGGCTAGAGCGCACATTGAAAATTCTCTTGGCGATTGTGAAGTTGGTATCTGGCAAAATCGCCCTGTTGTTCGCTGGAGTTTTATTGAAACTAGGCGATTTGATATAAAACGCGCTAAGGAGATTTTGCCTCAGCAGGTTTTAGATACTTTAGAAGTTATTACAAACTCTCGGCGATTCTCTATCGTGGAGGCAGATAATGAGTAGTACAATCATTCCTGAACCATTTACAGATATGCCACCGTTCAATCCAATAACGCCAGAGGAAGGCGACGACGATTTAGAGGATGATGAATAACTTAGTAGCACCCAATAAACCAAGTAAGCAAATGGCGATGGATATTGCAAAAATCATCACCGATGCTGGCACTTGGACACCAAGAAGTAAGCAAACATCTATTGGCCCAAGCGAGATAGGCCACGAATGTTTGCGCCGCCTTGCCTATAAGTTAATTGATATTCCAAAACTAAACGAAGGCAGCAACGGCAATTGGGCCGCTCAAGTTGGAACTGCAATCCATTCTCACTTAGCAGAAATCTTTGAAAAAGTTGAAGGTTTCCAAGTAGAACAAAAAGTTACAATCAGAGGCGGCTTATCAGGCACCATTGATTTATACGATGAAGTTCGCGGTATTGTGATGGATTGGAAAACAACAGGAGCATCAGGATTAAAAGAACGCCGTAGTAGTGGCGCTACTACTCAACAACAAATTCAAGTTCAACTATACGGCTACGGCTTAGCCCAAATGGGCGCAGTTGTAAATAAAGTTGCTCTGATCTATCTGCCAACATCAGGTGGAATAGATGATATGCACATTGAACTCTATGACTATGATCAACAAATTGCTCTGGCGGCCCTTGAGCGATTAGATAATTTATATGCGCTGCTCACTTCAATAGATGTTGAGCAGTTTCCGTCAATGTGGGCAGTAATTCCCAAGGTGAGCAGCCGCCTTTGTAATTATTGCCCATATTTCCAACCATTTAGTAAAGATGAATCAGTGGCTTGCGCTGGAGATACTGTATGAGCCTAGATGAAGCAACCATTAACGATTTAAAAAAGTTGAAGGAGGAATTAGAATCAAATCTAATTCATCAACAACAAATGCAACACCCAATCCAAACAACAAACCAAATAGAAAGCGGGGAATGAGAATGACCTTCTCAGCACCATCAATGAATGAAAGCGGCCCAAAGGTTGCTGATTTAGCAGGACAATTACTAATCATCACTCCAACTGATTACAAAACAGGCATCAAAACAATACACGGCGATGCTGAAGCAGTTGAGGTATCTCTAGTTAATTTAGATACTAATAAAAGTTATGAAAATGTTTTATTCTTTAATGTTGCGCTGCGCTCCGCACTTAAACAAAAGATTGGTCAAAAGGTTCTAGCCCGCATCGGGCAGGGAACTGCAAAGCCAGGTAAATCTGCTCCTTGGATTTTATTAGATGCAACTACTGATGCGGCTGCTTTAGCCAAAGCAAATGCCTTTTTAGCATCAACGCCTGCGCCAACTGCCACTGCGCCAGCAGCGGCGGTGCCTGCGGCTAATGGCACCATTACACCTGAAGTTGCAGCACTACTTGCTCAACTCGGAGCCACTAAAGCATAAATAATTCTTGGCGGTTTTAACCTTCCTTTTAACTGCCAAGATAGCAAGTACCTGGGGTTCTTTTCAGGGGGTTTATGAAAAGAGTTGGTTCGATTCCAACACTTGCACTAACAATTACAACTTGGCAGGGGGCGGTAAATGAGCGCGACACTTGAGGCAGGCTTTGATGAAACTTGGATAGATAATGATGATCTAAGAATTAAGATAACACCATTCATATCACAAAGGGGGCAGAGATGATTAAGTTTAGATCACCAATAATTATACAGAAAAAAGAAAAAGCATTTGTTTTATTTAATTGCAGCCATTGTGGTACTCATTTCTTTGTTGCGGTAAAAAATATTCGCGTGAGCAATTACTGCAACAGTTGCCAATGAACGATATTTACTTAGCAGCACTACAACTTGCCAAAGAAGGAATCTCGGTAGTTCCTGTTTCAACCGATGGCTCCAAGCGGCCTGCGCCATTTAGTTGGCGGCAATATCAAGAGGCTAAACCTTCAACTGAGCAATTAGTAGATTGGTTTAGTAGCGGAACTCAGCAAGGAGTAGGTGCTATCTGCGGGGCTGTATCAGGTAACTTAGAGATGTTAGAACTTGAAGGTAGAGCAGTAGCAGCGCAAATTCACATTCAGGCTAAAGATATGGCTGAGAACTCAGGCCTTGGTGATCTCTGGAAAATAATTCAAGAAGGTTATTGTGAGGTTACCCCAAGCGGTGGCATCCATTGGTTATATCGAATCGCCGATTCCATAACACCAGGTAATCAAAAACTTGCTCGCAGGCCAGGTGAGAACGGTGGAGTAGATGTCCTCTGTGAAACTAGAGGTGAAGGTGGCTTTGTAATCTTGGCGCCATCGGGCGGAACCTGCCACCCATCGGGTGATTCTTGGAAAATGTTAAGTGGTTCAATTGCAACAATTCCTACTATTACATTTGCAGAGCGCGAAGCACTTTTTTCAATCTTTAAATGCTTTGATGAAATGCCTCAAGTTGAAAACATCGCTCAAGAGATTAAAAGCCGTGAAGTTAATCTTGCTTTGCCAGGAGATGATTACAACTCTAAAGTTACTTGGGATCAGATTCTAACTCCCCTTGGTTGGTCAAAGGTTTATACCAAAGGTGATGCAACTGCTTGGCGTCGCCCTGGTAAAACAGAAGGCATCAGCGCAACAACAAACTTTAATGGCAAAGATAATCTCTATGTATTTACAACCTCAACAATATTTGAATCAGAGCATTCCTATTCTAAGTTTGCTGCCTACGCAACGCTAGAACACTCAGGCAACTTCAAGGCTGCTGCCTCTGCCTTGCGAAGCCAGGGCTACGGGCGGGCGCCCGAACTAAATACATTACAAACACTTGCCAGCCACTCACCATCGCTAGTGCAACTGCGCGATGAGAATGAGGACTTAACTACCTCAACTTGGATTCCTGATTTTATTAACTCAGATTCTATCTTTGATGAGCCAGAGCCTTGCATCTTGCGCAGGGCTGATGGCCACCACATTTTCTACGCTGGCAAGATCAACGCACTCTTTGGCGAAAGCGAATCAGGTAAAACTTGGATAGCACTAGAGGCGGTAAGGCAGGAATTAGATAAAGGTAACTTTGTTTTCTATTTAGACTTTGAGGATTCAGTAAGAGGAATCTATAATCGCCTAAAGACCCTAGAGGCTGATTTAAGCCACTTTAAAACTTTTCTGTATAGTAACCCTAGCGAACCACTTACTGAAGGCTCTAGGGAGGCATTACTAACCAAAATCGAGGAGTATAAACCCACTCTTATCGTTTTGGACGGCGTAAATGCTGCTATGAATGTGATGGGTTTAGATTTAGAAAAGAACAAAGATGCCACCTCATTTTCCCAAGAAGTTCTGCGCCCGTTGCGGCTGCATAATGCTGCTATCTTAACAATTGATCATGTAACTAAATCTAAAGATAATCGTGGCAACTACGCCATTGGCGCCCAGGCTAAGCGAGCAGATATTGACGGTTGCGCAGTTGCAGTTGATGTTGAGATTGCATTTGGCAGAGGCATTGACGGCGCCCTAGCGCTTAAGGTAACTAAGGATCGCCCTGGCTTTGTCCGCGCCATTTGCCAGGAGGGTAAGAACCTTGGCGTTGCCAATATCAAGGCGCAGGCTAATGGAACTATCAAGATCAGCATTGAAGGTGCAAGTGTTGAGATGCTAACGATAGAAACAAAGATGGAGCAGGTTTCTACCTTTATGGCAGAACACGGTGTTGAGATGGGTAAGAATGAGATTGTAACTAGATTGCGAAAAGATGGGCATTCCATTGGCAACGACAATATAAAAGTTATCTTAGATTCCTTAGTCAATCGCAGGTGCCTATCAGTTCGCAAGGTTGGGCAGAAATCTCTTTACCAGTATGAGATGCAGTATTTAGCCAATGATATTAAAAGTTTGCCTGTGGATAACTTGCTATGAAACAACCGATCCGCCGATCCGCAACCGATCCGCTGAACCTGCGGATTTCTGCCATTCAACCGATCCGCCCTTCCCCCTCTTTAGAGGGGAAGGCGGATCGGTGGTTCGGTATGCGTGGAGGTTCAGTTCTATGAGTTATCTTGATTTTAAACCTATAAACTGTAAAGCCTGTGGAAAACTTATTTGGGAGGGGCATTCCTCTGCTGGCTTTCTTACCAAACTTGATACGCCTCGGCTCAATGTTATCGAGGAGATAATCAAGAAGGTTAATAAGTTTAGAACCTATGAGGCTCACCGAACTTTAGTTAGTTTTGAGGCTACCCCAAGAACAGGCGCTTATGTGATTGGAACAGTTTACAAACCTGAGAGGGTGATATTGGCTGAGCATCAGTGCAGCACCTTTAGTTTATTTGAAACCGAACCACCTGATTACTGGAACCGAGTACGAACTAAGAAATCTAATGCAGAGGAGATACCGTTCTAATGACCTGCCAAGTGTGTAGCAGAACAACGCAGAGGGAAGGCGCCTGCCGTCTATGTTTTATGAAAGTTAAATCCTCATTGGCTGAGTTACCTGATTTACATTTTGAAGCCCAAATGTTTCTAGCCCCAGGTAGAAGCGGCTCAGGTAAGGCTAGCGCTGAACGAAGTATCGGTATCAATGTAGCAGCCCTAGATTTCACTATGGCTACTGAACTGCTAAGAATCCTACATTCCTGGGAGGTAATCATCAGGAGCGATAGGAAACTCACCCCACCTGCGCTGGTGCTGAAGGAACGAACCATAGATGCTGAGGTGCAGGCGACGGTTGATTTCCACTGCACCCACTTAGAATGGAGCCTTGGGCAAGAATGGGCGGTAGAATTTGCAGGTGAGGTTTACGGCCTACACGCAAAAGGCAGATCAGCAGCAAAAAGATTTGTAGAGCAGGCAAGAAGGATTCCCTGCCCAACAGATGATTGCAAACGATTTGTTGTAATTGATGTTGAAAATCTTATGGATGATGTTACCTGTTTTGGTTGTAAGCAAAGTTGGTCAGTGCTGAGGTTAATATCTTTAGCAATGAGTAATCCTGATAGAAAGTTTTATTTAGATGTTGAGGCGATAGCGGCTTGGATGGGAACTACTGAACGAACTGTTTACAACTTAATAAAAACTTACAAAGTGGAAAGGCGTGGCAAACTCTATGATCTCTCTGCAATCATCAAAGCCAAAAACTCCACACTTTAATTTGCATAAGTTTTCACTTTTCTGTGTTACACTTGCGTTAGCAGATTTTACTATCTCTGCTAAAGCCCTAGCCAAATTGTCTAGGGTTTCTTTATT